TCAAATATCCCGACACAATCACGCTGACCATTGACCCAGGTTTGACATCTTCCACAAGCACTGCAGGCGGATTCAAGACAACAACATTCACAGCAGGAACAGGACCGGTGGTGATTCCATAATGGCGCATTACGCTTTTCTAGATGAAAACAACATTGTCACTGAGGTTATCACTGGCAGGGATGAGGATGAGGTGGTTGAGGGTGTTTCCGATTGGGAAGCCCACTACTCTGCTATTCGCGGACAAAGGTGTTTGCGAACTTCCTATAACACTAAATACAACGAACACATTGATGGTGGGGTTGCGTTTCGGGGCAACTATGCCGGTGTTGGGTTTCTGTATTTAGATGATGAAGATATTTTTGTTGCCTCGTTTACGGTTGCATTCGCGATGTGCTGGTGCGAGCGGGGAGTCTGGGTGTCCTGCGATGAGATGGTCTGCTTCTATGCTGTCCCCGAACTCGAATGCCTTATTGCATAGGTGGCAGTGAGTAGCTTGGGATTTTATTTGCTTCCTGCGCTTCCTATAGTCAGCGTTATATAACTCACGTTTCTTAGCCTGTCGTTGCGGGGAGTCCACCCGTATAGGCCGACACCCCCCACAGTATGAAGAACCGCGCACCAGGATTCCGCATTTCAGGCAGGGACTATTGAAATTCATTGTGACCGCTCGCGTGAACCCACGACTGCATAACCTCGATGAACTGTGTGATCGTCAAGTCTTCCAGCTTCTCCATGTCGTGCTCGGTGAATGCTTGCTCTGCCGCATCGAACAAGATGAGTAACTCGTCACCCGTCTTGTCGTGTTGTGCTGCCTTCAAATCCAGGAACAGGTACAACGGTAGGGAGAAAAAGTTTTGTGCTACACCTCTGAACGCTGGTGTGATGATCTCTATTGGTGGTCTGTTGTGTGCGCGTTCTGATGCCATCATCTTCGCAAAGTCAATGGGATTTTCATCGGTCACAGTAAGTCAATCTTCCCACGGAACGGCACGCCCGCCTCCAACTCGAAACAGGTGACAGCTGTGGTCGAATCCCCACCACCACCCGACATCCTGGTGTACCAGTCCGACCCGTTATCCATGGTCGAGGCTTGCACCCACCAACGCTCACGACCCTCAGCCCCCGAGAACTGCTCCACCCGATGATGATGGAAATGCCCGCTAACCATGAGTGTGCTGGCCGCCAAATAAGTGTCGTTGAACACAGCTTTAGTCCAGAAGGCTTGGAACCCGTCAGGCCGTGCAACCTGGTGGCCGTGAATCGCACCGAGAATGTGTGAGCCGTCACCGAACACGTCAAAGGCGAACCCTTCATCATGAGGTTGTGGGACAAGCCAACGATCTACGGGAAGTCCTACTTCGGTGGCGAGCCTGCGAATCTGTTGCAGAATCACAATCCCCCAATCATCCGTGCCCGGTCTGCCCACCGCAGCCTTGTTCACACGGAACTGGCAATGATTCGAGGCAACCGACCCGTAAGTCACTGAGGCATACTTGCACGCCAACTTGATGAGATCCCAGATGAGTGCCGAAGCTAGGTCAACTTGTTGCATCGGTGACAGAGTGTTAGTTATCAGCTGATCCATGTCAGCCTTGTTCGACACGCCTTCCACAATGTCCCCCATGTCCAAGATGACGATGTGGTCGTAGTTGCCTGCCTTCAGCTTCTCCTCAATGCGAGCGTAACTCTGATGGATGCGCTGAATCGATTGCTCGTGTCCGCCCCTCGAGCCGCCCTTACCAATCTGGAAGTCAGCAGGACAAATCACATACGTGCGAGTGTTACGGGATTTCTTTGGAGGCTTTGGTGTGGTGCGTTTCGCCTGTGCGTACAAAGTCGGCAAATCCAGGTCGGTGACCTTCCTGCGGAAATGGAACCGATACGCCGTCAGCCACTCCCCATCCCAACGCTGCCACTGCGAAGTCCGTGGTGTACCCACAATCTCATACTCGTCAGGTGGGTAGCCGCGCTCCAACAAGAAGTCATCAAAGTTAGGTGCCTCCAACAACCCGCCCGTAGTCGCTGTGCCCTCGTTACCGTCAAACTGTAGCCCTGGTCGAAAGTCTTTCGGAGCTTTCACCCGCTGTGCAGGCTCGAGGTTCTCTAACATGATTCCACCCTACAGATACAGTCATCGCAAGGTCTGTCCCTACGGTCACGAATAATCTTCTCCCCCAACGGGATACCGCGTTCAGACAACGCTTTCCCGAGCGCCCGATGACTCCAAGCATCACGATCCGCGAGAGCAGTACGCAAAATCTTTTGGTCATCGGTGCTCAGGTTCCCCAACACGGTGCGAATCATGCACGGAAAAACGCGCACCGGAGGAGTCAAATCCTCAAGCATTAGCCCTAGTGGTCGCAATCAGTTTGTACGCCACTTCGAGGAACCACGGGTTTAGGTTCCTCGTCAACGCGCACTCCTTCAACGCCAGAGCCAGAGCTCCCCGAATGTCATCGAAGTCCTTATCCCAAATCAGGTTGTCATCCTGCAACAGTCGGGCTGCCTCATAGTAGGGCGCGAACAGGTCGTCACTAATCTTGCTTGCTTGCTTCTGCAATGTTGCTTGAACACTCATTGGTGCTTCCTTTCGTAGGTTGATTGGAAGTTTATTCGTGCAGATCTAGGAAATCGAAGGATTGAAACGGCTCGTTATCGTATTGTGACAATTCGTTGACACGGATGAAAGCCCCCGGAACCCTCGTGTCCGCGTACACCTTCCATGCCAAAACACGGATCACCTGAGCATCATCCTCATACACAACCCCGGTCAACGAGTCCTGCACGCCACGAATCAACTTGTCAATGTCCGGCGGGACAACAGGGTAAGGCCGTTTCACTGTTGACACGGAAGAAGGCCGGTCAAGATAGAACATGACTTCTAACTCAACCGGCCCCAACACTCTGACCCAACCGTTCACCAACACAGAGTGCTCCGCAGCAATGCGCACATCTTTTCGCCAAGCCGGAAGAAACTTGGATGACTCTACGAAACGATTATTCCCTATTGACTTTTTCGACCCCTGTGGTGCAGGTCGGCCCACAACATCAAAGGTTAGTTCCACGCCTCCCAGAATATCGCTTAGGGGATATAAACGACATCAACACGGCCAAGCAGAGAAGGGCACCGAAAATCCATCCGAACACGCCCGTCACATTATCCACCTGGTAAGCCAGCAGGAAGAAGTTCAACCCCATCGAAAATGCGAGGATCCGACCAAAGTATTCCATCAGTTGCCCTTCCCAATCAGGCTAATCAACGACTGCAACAAGACAAGAATCCGGTCACGCTCCAACTGCCTGCCAAGCTCAATGTCAGCCTGCCGGTTGTCCTCACCAGCCTCAAGAATCTTGCGCATACGCTCAGACATTAGAAGGGTGCTTCCTCGGATATAACGCCAGGCGTTACAGTCGGCCACACCGCGTTCACCGCAGCATGATCCACTTTGTCCGACACAACCTGATTCTCCGCAGGTGCCACAGAATCAGCGCGAACCTTGATACTGAACCCAGGAGTCCCGTCACGCTTCTGGAACGTGTTAGTGCCAGTGATACGGCCCGACACCACAACCTGCTTCACACCCTCCAAAGGTGCCCGATTATCTGTGGTCACGTCATAGGTGGTTTTGTCCACGGTTTCCCACTTACCCTGATGGTTCTGTTTGCGAACATCCACAGACACCTTCAGAGCACGCCCCCAATCGAAATCCGCAACATTGTTCAACCAACCAGTCAACTCAATCCGAGCCTCATTCTTAATCATGATCTACCCCTTCTCATATCCGATAACATGCGCCACATTGACACAGTCATTATTGTTACAACTTCTGACACCAGGGAACATAGGTTTCCCATCGTCATCCAACGGTGTGATTTCATCCGCAGCAAACCTACCGTGCCAAGGAAAACACTTGCCTTCATCGGCAGAGATGGTCTGAACCCTACGCGCCCGACACGAAGCACAGAGAATGAACTTCCCCCGCCTCGAGGAAACACTCCACTCATAACCGCAACGCTCACACTGCACCACCGGCATCTAAAGACCTAAACGCAATCTGCATTTGTGCATCAGTGAACTCATAACGTTTCACTCTAGCCTTTTTCACCGGAATTTCCACCGGGGCCGGCACGGGTGTGTCAAGGATAGAACCCACACCACCATCACCCAAACGTGCAAGGAAACGCTCCCGAGCCCAATACGCTGTCGCACGCCTCGTAATAATCCTTCGCAACCGCAACTGGTCAGGATGTAACGGGTGCTCCCGATGCAACTCGTCAAGGTCAATCCCATGAGCATCAGCCCACAGGTTGTCGCTGTAAAGGCTCACAGTTTCTTCCCCACCATGTTCGCCTCGAACCTACGGAACTTCTT